TGAAGCGATTATAAAAACAGGTTCATTAACAACAGACGGCAATGGGGATGCTGAAGTTACACTAGGATTTGAGCCTCAACTTTTACTTGTAAAAGCAACAACTAGAACAGGTAATTGGGAAGTGGCTGACAATATGCGTGGTTTACCAGCAACAATGCCAGACTATGCTTCGTCTTTACAAACATCACTTTTATATTGGAATCTTCAAAATGCAGAAGGCAGTTCTAAAGGGCGTATAACAATAAAATCTAATAAATTTAATGTTATGCAAAGTGCTAGTCATACTTACATCTACATGGCAATACGTCGTGGTCCAATGAAAGAACCTGATGCGGGTACTGATGTTTTTCAAGCTCAAGCATATACAGGTGATGGTTCAACGAGAGTGTTTGATCTTAATATTACTCCTGATTGGGTTATTAATGCTTCAAGAGAAATAGCAGGAGACGCAAGGGCTTCAAATGCTAGGCTTACAGGTAACGGAGGAGAAATTTATACAAATGGTACGCAAGGAATTTATAGTGCGGGTGCTGACGGAGTGCAGTTTGATTATACCAAAAAAATTGAAGTTCAATCCTACAGAGATACTAATACTGAACCTTATGTAAATTGGCTTTTTCAGAGATACCCAAAAGTATTTGATATGGTTGTCTATGCAGGTAATGGGAGTAATTCTCCGTTTAGACAAATTACTCACAATTTAGGAGTAGCTCCTAATTTAGTAATCATAAAAGCTGTTTTACCCTCGAACCTAAGTAGTAGTTATCATTGGGGAGTTGGCATTAATAATACTGGCAACTCTGATGTTGATGGCAAAGTTCCTTATTTAAATCTTCAGTATAATGGTAATGCAGATGGGCTAACAGCTTCAGCAACAACTGTTACTCTTAATGGCGATTTCGGGGGAACAAGCCTAACTAATACTAGTGGTAACACACACCTTATGTTTCTGTTTGCTTCCCTATCAGGAATATCAAAAGTAGGAGCTTATGTTGGTACAGGTAATGATTTAAATGTCACAGACTTAGGTGCTGCTGCACGATTTGTATTGATTAAAAGAACTGATACTAATAGTGATTGGTATACTTATGATTCTACAAGGGGAATTGTTGCAGGGAATGACCCTTATCAATTTTTAAATGACAATGCGGTAGAAGTCACCAATACTGATTATATCGATCCTCATTCATCTGGATTTACGATAACTTCTTCTGCCCCTGATGCTTTAAATGCAAGCGGTGGTAAATATTTATATTTAGCTTTTTCGTAGGAAAAAACAATGAGCGAATACAGACTTAAATCAAATGGAAGCGTAAAAACTAAAAATGAAGTTGTTGCGCTATTTCCTAATACTTCTATTCCTAAAGTTTGGACTGACCAGGTTTGTGAGGATTTAGGCATAGACGTAGTGTTTGAAACCCCACAACCTACAAGTTCTGAGGCTTACAAACATTATGTCAGAAATGGTGTTGAACAAAACGACAATGACCAGTGGGTACAGGCGTGGGTTGAGCAGGATATGTTTTCTGATACAACTGTTGACGATGTAACAACGACCAAAGCAGAACATGAAGCAGCGTATCAAGCAACATTAGATGCTAGTGCTGCTGCGGCAGTAAGGTCTAAGCGCGATGGCTTATTAGCTGAAACAGATTTCTATGCCTTGTCTGACGTGACTATGACTGATGCCATGACAACTTATAGGCAAGCATTAAGGGATATTACGGCACACAGTAATTTTCCGCATAACTTAACTGACGATGACTGGCCCACAAAGCCATGAGTTATGGTTTTATTTATATTGATAGTAAGTATAGGAGGACAAGACGTTTCACGATCATGTGAGCAAGCCTTGTGTTTTAAGGACATTGATCGGTGTTTATATTTTGCTGAACGAATAAATCAACAGCCTAACGCTCCTGAAATGAAAGCGTATTGTAGGCATATAAACGCAGATGAAGAGTCTAGGTGGTATAAATGATTGGCGAAGCAATGTTAGCAATAAAAGCCTTGGACAGTGCATTTGTTATTGTTCAGGGTGCGATTGCTAAAAAGAAAGAAGTTGAAGACATGGCGGGTGAGGTTGGTAAATTTTTTACAGCCAAGAAGAAAGTAGAAGAACACATAGCCAATGCAAGAAAAGCTGGCACTGATGACCTAATGACAGGATCAGCCTTAGAAGAAGCTATCACGATAGACCAGCAAGAAGAACGTATTGAAAAGATGATGGATAAGGTTGGGACGTATTATTCTCGGAAAGGGCAAACCCACAGATGGGTAAAGATTAAGGCTGAAGCAGCTAAGATTGAAAAGAAACGTGAGATAAAACGTAAGGCAAATGCAGCCGCTAGGGTAGCAGCCAAGAAAGAAGAAGATATATTGATAGAACAACTAGCAAAGTTAATATTGGGATTGGTCGTAACTGTAATAATAATAGCTGGCGTAACGTTTTTAATTGTTGGAATGGGAGCCGAATAGTGAAGTTAGACCCTGTTTTGTTGAACATGGCGTGTTCTTGGAGCATGAAGGCTTATCGGGAAGGCTATGTAGAAGACTGCGTAAGAGTTGAAACTAAGTGGACTTCAACAACAGCCTTGATAGCCAAGCGTAAGACCATTGACGTTATAGCCTTTAAAGGCACTGAGGACGGTCTAGACTGGCTTACAGATGCTTTGGTAGTACCAGTACCCTATGCGGGAAGAATGTGTCATGGCGGTTTTACGCTGGCTCACAGGTCTATTTGGAAGAAAATACTAAGACACATAGATTTAAACAAGCGCACCTTGATAACAGGTCATTCATTGGGTGGGGCATTGGCTGAACTATCTGCGGCTAAGTTATGGAAGAAGCATAACAACCTAAACATAATTACCTTTGGCAAACCAAATACGTTTTTCAAAGGGTTTAAACAGCCCATGACTACACTGGATAACCAGATATCTTGCGTACAAGGGTCTGATTTAGTGGCTAGAATACCTAAGTTTTGCTACGGCCCTTCAAGATCACAGACAATGTTGTACTTTGCTAACAGTGGTGTGGACTTTGTAAACCCTGACAAACTTACCAGGGACGAAGACAGAGGTATTAAGGACGCATTATCAGATCATTTTATGGAAGGTTACAAAGAACGGCTTGCTGGATTCTTACTTGAGCAGGACAAGAAGCCTAGTAAGGACGAAATTAACGAACTTAATGAACTCGCTGACGAGGTGGAAAATGCTTAGAATTGCTGCGCTATGTGTACTAATGACCGGATGTACAGTATCGGAAGATATGATTGCCAACAAAGAACTGTATTGTTCTGGCGTGTACAAGGGCATTAGGTCTGTAGGGCGCGTAGCTACTGAGGTTACCACAGGTGTAGCGATACCGGATGTCTGCGATACGATAGATAAAATTGTGGAGGAAGACTCTGAGGGAAAGTAATTAGGAATGTTGAGGCACTTATAAAAGTGTATTTGCTGACAAGATGAAATTAGGCGGGTTATTAAAATCGTTAGCCCCAACCATAGCTAGTGCTGCGGGTGGGCCAATGGCAGGAATGGCGGTCAAGATGGCTGCTAAGAAGTTAGGACTTCCTGAAACGGCAACGGCTAATGAGATAGAAGACCTTATTGAGCGTGAGCCTGATAAGGCGGTAATGGTAAGGGAAGCGGATAAGGATTTTAAGAATCGTATTCGTGAAATGGAAATAGACTTAGAAAGTTTTAAAGTCGAGGTTGACGATAGAAAAGATGCTAGGCAGAACTTTGCAACAGATTGGACACCCAAGGTATTTAGCATACTTAGCCTTTTGCTATATGGTTGTTTTGTCATGATTGTTACTTTGTTACCGCATGACCAGAATGATGAAACCATAATTAGCTTGGTGTTAGGCCAGCTATCGGGGATTCTAGGTACAGCGGCGGCTTTTTTTTATGGCGGGTCAAACGGGAATAAATAAATGGCACTTGATCCAGTAACAGCATCAGCAGTAACAGCCGGAATAAAAGCTGTCGGAAAGTTTATTGGTAACGATCTTATGGATCGTGTTTTTGGAAAATTTGCGAGTATATTTGGCGGCGGCGGCTCTAATTTGCCGCCTTTAACACCGGAGCAACAGGCTGCTTTAGAGGTTAGTTATGCCTTAAATATGGCTCAAGGTGATCTGTATGGTGACGGGGAAAATGAAGGGTTTTTGGAAACAGTTGGGCCGACGTTTGAGCAGGCCGTTAGTGTCGTCCAAGCCCTTGATGACTCAGAAGAAAAAACAGACTTATTAAGTGTATTAGCAAATAACACACCTTATGATTTTACCGATTTAACCCCAGCAAGTATTACTAATTTAGAAGAAGATGATTTATCTAATTCTTTACTTGCTCCAAATCCTTTACTTGTTGACGAAGCAGCTAATACAGGGCCGTTTGTTACTGACCCTGCTGCTGGCAACGATAATATTGTAGATGTAGATGACAAAGAAACAGGTGTATCAAGCGAAACAGCAGAACAAATATTAGCGAAATATAAGGATAGGGCTGATCCTGTGACAGATATGTTGCGCGACTATAAACAAGGAGATGGTTCAATTTTTCCTGTGAACGTGCTTCTTGAGATTATTAGTGATTATGCTGTCAACAGAGACAACAAAGACGCGCAAGCTATTCTTGGTACATGGAATAAAAAAATTCAAGATAAAATAAATCAACCAGCGATAGATGCTTTTATAGATTTAATTAGCGGCAAAGGTGTTACTGGAAATGTTGTTGATGACACTGTAGGAGCTGTTAATGGCGCAGCTAGTGGAGCCGCTGCTGGTGGTGCAGGAGCAGGTGCTAGTGCAGGAGCAGCAGGAGGAGCAGCCGGTGGTGCTGGCGGTGCAGCGGGTGCTGGCGATGCTGGTGGTGCAGCAGGTGGTGCAGCAGGTGGAGCAGGTGGTGCTGCTGCGGGTGGTGCAACTAGCGGTGGAACTGGAGGTTCTGGTGGTGCTGCGGGAAGTTCTGGTGGTTCAGGTGTTGGTAATACAGGTGGTGATGGCACTCTTGACCCTGGTGGTCATCCTTTAGATACAGGTGATGTAACTATAGACAATAAACCTATAGGCTTACCAAGTATTCCTATGCCTACACCTAGACAGCCTGAAAAGAAAGCAGGGATGATAATGCAAATATCTCAGTCTGCTCCTATAGTTGAGACTGTTTTTGATGACATATTGTTTGAACCAAAATTTACTCGATTAGATAACATTCCAGATTTTAATTTGCCTAGCGGATTATTGAGGACATTAGTATGACGTATATAGATTTGATAAATAATGTTCTGCGAAGGTTGCGAGAAGACACTGTAGATACTGCAAATGGTACAGATTATTCTGCTTTGATAGGCGATTTAGTTAATGACGCTAAGAAAATAGTAGAAAATTCATTTGATTGGACTGCTTTGCGGGACTCAATAACACTAACAACAACTAGCGGAACAAGTGAATATTCACTAACAGGTAGCGGAGATCAGGCAGTCGTTAAG